GGGTATCCCCAGTCATTAGCCCGGTCATAGTTATTACTTTTTCCTGTAATACTTCCATAGCTACTTTGTTGTATTCTGTTATTTTATTTTTATCTACTTCAAATTCATCCTCTATAATTCCTTCTTTACTAACAAATTTACCGAACTTCATTATTTTAAAGTGATCTTTTTTCTTAAACCTTTCGGCTGTAACTTTTACAGTGTCTCCATCAAATTCAATAGTAAACTCACAAGTTTTAGTAAAACCTGACATAATTTAAACTCCTAGTAGGAAGATTGTGTATTTTGCAATGTAATCTGTATAGCTGTATTACTACTAGTGCTGTAAACTGCTTTAGCACTAACACCGACTTCTATTTGCCCTGGTCCTCCTGCTTCTATAGGGTGTTCTAAGTAACGAAACTTGGGCACTTTAATTTCTAAAACATCGTAGTAACCGCTACCTACTTCTGTTTCTCCAGTCAATGTGAATATAAGCTCTTCATCACTTTGGTTAATAAATTTTTGAAATTCTGTTTGATTATCAAATATTAAAGTACCGTCTACAGTAACCACACGGAACCCTGATCTTTTTGTATGACTAGGGAACTTATCTCCTTGACCTAAAGTAAAACTAGAATCGTTGGGAATATCTATTTTAAAGGATAAATCTTTTAGTCCAACTAAGTTTGAACCTCCTACTTGGATGCTACTAACGTCCCATGTCCAGTCTACTTCTGTTAAATAGCTGGCTGCCGGGGCAGCTTGTTGAGTCCAGTCTCCACCCATTAAACTTATTTTAGCTTTTTGTAATTCGCCTCCTGCTATGTTTAATTCTAAATTACTAACAACCATGTTATAAAATATTTGAGCACTGCCTCCATCTGCTGTGTTCTTAGTAACAGTCAGAGGAAAATTACTAGAGAATTGGTCGAAGTCGTCTTGTCTTGGAGTAAACAAATGAGAAAACACGGAACCTACAGCGCTGGTAGTAGGTTGTCCAAGAGCAGCTTTTAGCATAACCCCTAACAAAATTGGATGCGCCTCTACTTCTAAATCCCCATCTATTGTATTCATACCTTCGCTAACTTCACCATCATCGTAAACACCGCGCAAGCCCTGTCTAACAATAGGTTCTTTTTTTAAAGATATATTCTCACTTAAAAAAGGTATAAAAAATAAAGAACCTACTTGCAATTCCCCAAAAGAATTCTGTATATTTAATGCTATTTGTACGTCCTCACCATAACTCATTTTAACTTCCCCTCAATTTTATTTACATACACAGCTAACTTCTGAGAAATAAATCCATCTGCCATTTTTTTAGGAAGGCTTTTAAAAACACCTGGAAAAACCAATCCATACTTAGGTATAGTTCTTTTTTCCCCTACCCACTTTATAACTTTCATAATCTTACCTCCGCAAATATTGTTAATGTCACAGTAGGAAAATAGAAATTAGGGTTGTCTTTATCTGTTAAGTAAGAATTTTCTGCCTTCATACTTGTTACCCTATTTACGCTTCCGTTAATCGTTGGTTCATTAGATACTAATTTTACTACTTCTTTTAATAAAGTTTCTAACTTTATCATTGCTTCTTTGCCTTTATTTTTTATACTTGCAACTTGTATATAAACATCTAAAGCTATATCATTTTTAAAAGAATTTTTTCCTAAAGTAAAAGGTATTAAATCTCCAGAGTTAGTACCTGGATAAATTCCTATCCATGGAGTATTGCTTGGGTTATAATTCATAACTTCATTATCTACTAAATTTTTTCTGTTGACTAAATCAGAAATAACTTCACTATTAATTAAAACAGATTTTAATGCTTCACATACAGGTACTAGTCTAATTAATTCCATTTCTTCTCTTCTCTTTTTTGAACTCTAACGAAACTATTTTATTAGCTTCTAAACTAACATCCTTGTTAAGAGGTAGCATTCTACGCTTTGGAATATTTTTGCTTCCAACTTCGTGTACCTTAGCGTATTTTTTGTTTGAGCCTACACCTGCTTCCTTTATTGAACTAAATGGTCTAAAACTTATTCTTAAAGCTCCTGTATCTTGTAGTATCTTCGCGCTTGAATCAAGTGTTCGCCCACTACCTTTACCAATATATCTTCCACCTAATTTTAACCTTCTCCACCTACCTACTTTACCACCTTGGGTTTTAAAATTATCTAAAACCCACTTAAACAAAAGAATGGATATTTTTTTATTAGTCACCTTAATAAAAGAAGGTCCCATTTTCTTATTAAGTTTAACCAACTTCTTATCTGCATTTTTTGGGGTCTGTTTTACTTCTATACTTTGTAACATAGCATTTAACTCCCATCACCATGTTCAAAACTTAATCTGGAAGAAGAAACTTCAGAATATTCAACATCCGCCATTCCAAATACAGGCTTGTAACTTTTCCCAACATACACAGAGGAATCACTCTTTCCTATAGTTTCTAAGCTATTAGTTATCATTAAAGATTTACCATTCAGCAACTTTTCTATTCTTTCCTTTAATGAGTCTTCTAGTTTTTCCGTATTGAAATCATCCCCACTTGTACGCATTAATTTTATAAAAGTCATGTCAATACAAAGGTCTTTAACTGTCACATTGTTAGTGGAAAATGGAATAGGGAACTTAGAAGCCAAACTAGATTCTATTTCAAATTCAGCATACCTAATATAACTAGAATCTACCTCTCCTGCCCCTTGGTCCCCCACAAGTTCATGGCGATTCACAATATCAGAATATGTTATGTATCTTCCCATCAATCCACCTCATTCAGTACAACTTTAAACCTTTTTCTATCTATAAAAACATCAAACCCGTTTAGCGTAGCTTTTGTTTCCATCACATATATTCCTGGAGTAGAGGGCATAGTTACTAATTCAGAATAATGTCCATTACCTTCATCTACTAAAGAAACACTTGTTACTACAGTTTCAAATGAATCCAATATAGCTCCTGTGATAGGAGCTACAGTTTGACCACTACTTACCCATAATATTTTCTTAGTGGTTAACGCTTGTACTCTTATCATACTAACCTTACCACTATTTCTATATGATTAGTTAAATCTATAATTATCAACACAAGTTAACACCTCTTTTCTGGAATCTTTGAAAATACCTTTTAAAAATACATCTAAATGTTCCTCATTAAAAAATATACCATGTATATCATGACCATTGATTTTAAATTTTATTTCTATTCCTTTTCCTATTGCTGTCACCAAAGTATTGTAAAATTTTAAACAATCTACAGCATGGCGCATATTGCTTTTCATAACATCCATGAACAAAGGCATACAAGCCTTACTTTCTTTTATAAGTTCTTTTGATACCTCACCATAATCCTCTAAAGAGTAGTTAACTATATGTGCTATATCTCTTATCCATAAAAACTTACCAAGTAATCTTTCTGGATTTTCCAATCTATCTTTTTTCATAAGTGGAAAATTTCTTTCAAATCTTTTTCTTCTTACTAATTCTGTTTCGTATGCTTCATGTACAAGCCAGCTATGTTTTATTTTTTGAACAGTACCTACACCTTTATTAATAATTTTTTCTGGGTGTTCATGTACAACACCACAAAACTTTATGTTTGTTTTATTTCTAAACACTCTTACAGGTAAATCAACTGCAATTGTTTCAACTGGATCGTAACTACAATGGTGCTGCTCTAAAGCATATCCATTAAACTGATTATTTCTTAAAAAATTCAACAGTTTTTCAGGATGTACTAAAAATTCATCTGTATCCACCCACATAATCCAACTGCAAACAGCTTTTCTTATACTTATGTTTCTCGCTTTATCAAATCCTATTTCCAAAGGACTTTCACCATAAATAAAATATGCTGGTGTTGTGATGCTATTCCTAAAATCTTCTAATATAGATATTGTTTGTTCGTTGCAATTTTTCTTGTCTATGTAAAATATAAATTCATCGGCAAGCACTTTTAACTTGTTAAGACACTTAGTTAAAGTTTCATTACTACTAGAGACTAACATACAAACACTAACACTCTGTCTTGCTGGTATTATACTTTTTAATTTTTCGTTTATGTCTATAGGTAAAGCTTTTGAAGATTCCAATTTAATAGCAGTGACCACGTAGTTACCTAATGCTATTCCATCTTCTGTATCCCCGTAATAAAGAGCAGAAACTTTTAAATTTCCGAATTCTTTCAACATAGTATGTATATCAGACCTTTCAATGTGCCAAATATGTTCTCTGTAGTTTTTAAATTTACCTTTGTATTCTTGTTTTTCCCATGGACCAAAAGGTACAGAAATTAAAAGAGTACCTCCTATTTTTAAACTTTTAATCAATTCATTTATTAAAACCCAAGGTTTTTTTACATGCTCTAAAACTTCTTGTATCATAATACAGTCGTATACTACGGTATTTACTTTTTCAAGTTTATTGGTAAACTTGACATTTTTTATATTACTTTTTCGTGCCCACTTTTCAGCAAACTCAATAGAACTTTCCATAAAATCGTAACCGAAGAAACTTCCCTCTTTGAAATCTTTTGCAAGATTAATCGTGTAGTGTCCATGTGCACAACCGTAATCAAGTACGTTAATCTTACAGTCATTATTACTGTTACTAGCATTATCAATATTACATAGCCTATGAATGTGATTAGCAGTAACTTGATACCTAGGGTTGCTATAAAGATCCTCTTCAACATGAATTATCTCCTTGTGAAATTTACTGTAATGTTTGTAAAAGTTATCATCATCTATAAAAGAATAATGTTCTGAAAGCTCATTTCTAAAATAGTCTAGTCCATAACTTCCACCAATATTTCCACTTTCCATGTTAAGATATTTTCTTAGCACCATTATATCACTGTTTGAATAAAGTTCTTTCGCTACGTCATATTTAAACCTTTTCTTTATTTTAATAGCAGTTACATACACTTCTAACTTTTCAACCGCTTCAACCCAAGTATATTTTTTACTAGCTTTTAACTGTTTAATTACAACTTTTTCTCTGTTACTTAATTTTATACTCACAATAGAATTTATAAATCTCTTTATATCTGCTTTACTATTGTTTAAGGGAACCAATACACTTCCACTGTCTTTGCATGTCTCAGGTAAGGCACCCACTTCACTACTTATAAAAGGAAGTCCACAAGCCATACATTCCATAGCTGTTATACAGCTAACCTCTCTAAAACTTGTAGGATAAACCATTAAATCCATAGCTTTCATATAACTATATAAATCTTTTTTAGAAAGTGAACCTAGTAGTTCTATATTGGGATTATTCTCACAACACTGCCACAAGTATTCGTAGTAATCCTTCATTTCAAACGCTACATTATTATAATGACAAACAAATAAAACATACTTCCCTTTCTCATTTAATTTATCTACTATACCCCCTTTCTTTACTAAATTTTCCAACCCTCTTTCAGGTCTAGAAGAATAGAACATTTTAAACTTTTCTCTATCTTTAACACATAGATTTATTTTGTCTACCTTAGCGTCTCCAGCTAAATCAACACCATTTGTTATTGGCATTAATATATCTTTATCAAAACTATACTCTTTTATTATTTGCTCTTTATGATACTGACTTACGGTTAGTACACCATCCACGTTCCACATTTGGGAAGAGAACAAACCTTCATTTTCTTTACTTGCTAGATCATGCATCCACAATAAATTTATCTTAGATTTTATGTTTCGCGTGAATGCATAAGGTGTTCTTTGTACAATACAAACATCATGGGGTGTACATTCAGCGTAATAGTGAAACCTCTCACCTAATGGAGCACTTTCACTTTGAACTCCTGAAAAACAATATTTTATATTATCCCATTCCCCCTCCTCTTTACTGTTAGTAAAAATAGTAACTTTGTGTCCACGAACTGCAAGTTCCTTAGCAACATAATAAGCCGCTGATTCACTTCCACCTAAAGATTGTTTTTCAACGGTAGTTCCATTGAAAGGCATTCCACCGCAATGCAGCAAATAAAACATTAATACTTCTCCTTTAATAAATGAGGTTAAATTAGTAATCTAACCTCTAGGTTACTATGTTTCTAAAAATAGTTCGTAAGCAGCATCCCTTGTGTCAGCCGTAACCGTCTTACCTAATATTTCTGAAAGATAATCCGCTCTTGGTTTGCCACTTGCTGTATAATGTTCAGAATTTTCATCATCTAGTTCCTCGATAGCCAATACTACCTCTTCTAAAGACAAATCTTTTTCTTCAACTGTAGCAGGGGCAACTTCCCTATTAGGATCATGTGAACACATTACTAAACTCATTGAACTTATCCTTATGTAGAGCTATTTACAGCAGTTATTAAAAACCCATAATCAGGACCTACTATTTTTTCATCTTGGTAGTAGCCTGCCTCGATATCTTCCTTTTTCTTTCTTGTGTCGTACGGATGTCTTTCAACAACCATATTTGCTAGCCCAGGCTGAACCCATCTGAAAGAATATCCAAAACTTGGTCTGTCAATTGTAGGATTACTTGGTGCGTAGTAAGCCAGTACGTTAGGAGCCCAAATGTTAGTTAGATTTTCAGCTTGTGCTTCATTTGCAGTATTTTTATATGAAGCTCCAACAAGAATTTGTTCTACTTCAAACAAATCCGCAATCATTGCTTTGCTTGGTAATCCTCCTCCGTTATTATTGCCAAATATCTTATTTATTACCCCTGTATTTCTTCTAAGTAACCTCCAAGAAGTTAATCCCATCGCTAACCTATTAGGTCTAATACCTGTAGTATCTTGCACGTTATCCAGTGCTGTATTGACATCCCCAAAAGCATCACTGTTTTCTGAATCCATCCAAGAAGAACTTACAGCAGAAGAGGAACCAACATTACTAGTATTATTTACTAAGTTAGCAATTCTAGATTCCCACCCTATCATAAGCTTATCCATCAAAAATGTAGTTCTTCCATTGTACAATTTTTGTAAAAATAAAGGGTCCATGTTGGCTTTATCTTCTATATAAACTTCTGAATCCAAAGCATAGTTATTCGCAAAGTAAGTTCCACTAGAAATACTTCTGACAATTTTATTAGCTTCTGTACCTGGAGCTCTTTTATCATCCTCTATTCTTAAAATATCCGCTCTACTAAAGATACTATAAAATGAAGATTGTTTAGGTACTAAAACCTTAGGAAAAAGCAAATCTGCTATCATCCCTTCTGGTCTGTAACCAAGCGCTACATTGGTCAACACTTGATCTACATATAAATCTCTTCCGGTTGCTTTAGGCATTGTTCATACTCCTATTGTTGTGCAAATGTGGTGTTAGCATTGGCAAAATTACCAAGCAACGAAAATAAATCCCCACTATTAGCAGCATCAAGAGATTTCCCTATACAAGTTCCGTCGCCACTGGTTACAGTAATCAAGAAACCGCTAGTTGTAACTTTTATACTTGCACTTTTTGCAATAGCTGCGCCTGCATAACCTTTCATTTTTCCTAGCCAATCAACCGTTCCCATCTCCCCATTTTTGGGTTTAGTAATTAATATTCCTATAGCTCCGTCGTTTTCTGCCGCTATAGTACCTGCAACGGAGACCACTTTATATAAATCTCCTTCAGCGTCTAAGTTAGCAGCTGCTAGAATTGCAATTGACTGTACCCATCCTCTTTGTCCAGACATAATTAAGTTCCTCCATCATGCATGTCAACATACTTTCTACTGACATCTTTATCCGTAAACATAACACGCTCTAAAGCTTTTTCAAAAGTAACACTTTCGTGTTTATCCATATACTCATAAGTTTTAGAAACTAACAATTCGTCAGGCTGTAAGTTGTTATCATCTTTTCCACCCTTTCCAGACTCTTTAGAGTTTTTACTGAAATTGGAAGTACCTATTAAGTTTTCCACATCTTTCAAATCTAAAGACAATACTTTTTCATCATCATTTATATATAAAAGTTTACAAAATGTTTCCCTTTGAGCAGGAGATATTTTCTCTTCCTTAACCGCTTTCTCTAGTAAGTCATTGACCTGTTTTCTAGAGAATTCGATTAACTCTTTCTTTTTTAATTCTTCGGATTCTTTTAATTTCTTCTCTGCACTATCTTTGTCAGAAGAAAACTTTAAATTATCCTTTTCTAATTTTAAGTTAGACTCTTCAAGCTCCCTTTGCTTTTTTTGTAGTGTTTTTATTTCTTCATCGGTTAACAATGGCATAACTTTCTCCTTATCTTTTAAACTAAAACACAATCTTTCAGACTTAGAAAATTTATTTCCTTTATCAGGTAAATAACTTTTTAAATCATCTAGGTTATTGACTGCTGGAGCATCTGCGCCTAACAAGGCTACCGCATCCAACACCCATGAGAACATTTTCCCTTTATAGGAAACATCTTTAATCAACTCTACACTAACAGACCTATACAAGTTTCTGTCAATAACATTAAGTATGATACTAGGAACATTTTCAAAATCCGCTTTAAGCTTTCCATCTTCAAAGTAAACATTAGAGACCCATCCAATGGCAGGAAGACCATCCGTCATTTTCTGTTTCTTGTTATGTCCAAACTTTAAAGGAATATTTAAAACATTTTCAAAAACTTTAAAATTTTCCTCCATATTTCTTAAATCTTCTTCTTTAAAATCAATACCATTCCATCTTCCAACAGAAAATATTTGAACTCCTTTTAATGAACCTGTATTGTTTTTAAATTCCATAAGTTCAAAACTTTTTATAACATAATCCCAGACTTCTTTATCCGTTGAAACTATTTCTTCTTTGTTAGCTATTTTATTTTTAAATATATAAAGCTTATCATATTCAATTCCTATTCCTTCTAGCTTCTCACTGTTTAAGCGGCTAATATCTATGTCTTTAGATTTTAAAACTTTCTTAACAGTTTCATTTAACATTAACTAAACCCCTCATTAGGCATTATAGAAGGCGAACTACTTGAAGACCATTCATCCGCTTCCGTTACTGGTATTAACACACTTCTACAATTCATGTGGTTGGGTGGTCTGTAGGTAGACCATTCGTCACTATCCTTACTAAATGTTCTTCCATCTAATTCTTGGCATATACTAGTACTTCTTTCGTCAAGAATTGAACTATAAGTGAATGCTTGTACAAAGTCTTGTAAAGCTGGATCATTAAAATAATTAAACCTTGCTTCATTTAAAGCATCAAAATAATTTGTTCTTATTGTTGTTTTTAATCTTGCTGTTGGATTAGGTATATCTAATGCTGCACCTAATGCTTGTTCTACATCTTCCATAGACAACATTCCCTTTTTTGCGAATGAAGTATATATTTCCTTTACTATTGTATCTGTAGTCTTTCCATATTTTAAACCATTTGCCAATATATTCTTTATTATAGCTAAAGCATCTTCACTTAACTTACCTGCCATACTGAAAGACTTGTTCTTAAAATAACTAAGCGCCTCAGTTTCCAGACGTGCAAAATCTACACTTACAGTTTCTTTTTTTGCTTTTGTTATCTCTAGTTTAGCTTCACTACTTCCTAAACGCCAAGCTTTTTTCAATGTGGAATCCAATGTCGCTCGCATTCTACTTAGTACTCTACTATTAAACTTTAACTTACTAGACTTTTCTATATTACCTTCTTGTGTTCCTAACTTCTCGACTCTTATTTCCAAAACTATGTCTTCTAGTCCTGTTGCAAATATGTTTGATAATCTATTACTTGATTCTTCTATGCTGTCATTAGATTTTTTATCTATAACAGCAAAGTTAACTCTTTTCATAGCTTTGTTTCTTGCGAACATAGCACTTTGTAAAAGTTTATCTCCTATCACCGTTTCTTCATTGCTGCTATCATCAGTATTACCGTTACCGTCATTATTATCCTTATTGTTTTCATCGTCTGGGTCAGTACTGTCACCACCATTAACATCAATATTATTTTCATCGTCTTCGGCCTTTTCCGGCATATCCAACAATTCTCTTAACCTATCTTCGTCAGCACTTGTTACAGTTACCGCTTTAGCTTTTACTAAATCAATCCATTTAGTAATCATGTAATCTTTTTCCTCATCACTTAAAGGTACAAACTTAAATTTAGGGTATATACCATCTGGAAAATTAAGTTCTCCTAACTCCTTAAACAATTGCTCATTTAACACTTCAGCTAACATCTTCGCTTCTGCATTTAATATCTTAAAAAATACTTTTGATTGACTTTCACCTAAACTTCTATTACCTGCCTTTATTTCACTAAACCCCATTAGATTTGGCATTAGTAACCCTTTCACTATAGCGGCGTCTTCCATAGCGATTGCTTTCTCAAATCCATCTGTGTTTTGGGGTTGTATTACGTCTAGCTTAATTCCTTTAGGTAGTATTGCACTACTTGCAGTTTGTAGTCTGTTAAGCAAATCCACTAAAGCGTCCCATTCAGAACTCCCCGCGACTAATTCAGTTTCCTCTTCTGGTTGTGCATAAATAAAACCGCTACCAAACCTCTCTAAGTGTATATTCCTAAACTTTAAAAGAATGTCTTTACTAAAGTATGCCCTATAAACTTCCCTTAACTCAGACCTTCCGTAGTATTCATCGTAATCAGCATTGTAAACATGATGAATAAAATTATCCATATCCAAAGTAATTTCATTATCTGTCGTTAACTGTTTAAACTTCTCTAAATTGCCATAATCATCCACGTAAAAATTAAAAGAACTAATAGGTTTCTTCTTTAAGTTTTTTATACCATACCATTGCTTGCCTTCAAACTCCATTAGTTCTAATACTTTTTCTGTAATAGAAAATCCGTAAGTCATGGAAGTTCCTTGTATACAGTCAAGTTTTTGTTTAAAGGATCCTTTAATTCTACTAACAATATTTTCAAACAATCTTATCCTGTGTTCTTTATCTTCTTCAGGAATATCTTCTTCTATTTCAAATATAAAATCTCTTCCTGTAGTAGCCTCCCGTCTAAACCGCATTACCACTTTTATTTGTTCATCATTCATCATTTTAGAATAGATACCTATTCCTTTTATACCTACCAAATCATCCGGGTTGTAGGCAGGAAAATCCTTAGAACTATATACATTAGTATTAGAGTAAGCTGTATCTAATAACTTTGCTTTGTCTATTTTGTCTGGCACTAAACAACCTCCGAAACATTTATAATCCCACTATTATCACCCATGATACTACTTGTTATACTGTTACTAAAATATTTAACAGCAAATCCCATCATAACACTATCTGCTCTATCTGGAGATTTTCCTTCTCTATTAACATAAGACTCTTTTGTTTCTACATCTTCTAATTTTTCATTTTTCATTTGGTACTGTAGTTTACACACTTGATCACAAAACTCTTCCCAATCACTTTCATTCTCAACAAAATCTTCCTCTATGAATAAATTACTTCGCATAGCTGCATTTTTAAAAGATATAAAACACTGTGATCTTTTATTTCTAAACTTTGTCTTTTTATTACTGCTTGATCCGCCTTTAAATACTACTGTACTTTTTTTATAACCTTGATCAAAAAGATATCCCGCTGTTCCTGCCCCTACACCTATTCCATCAACTACTATTTTGTCATTTTCTTTTTTACCGTTATACAGTTTAAATATTTCTATACATTTTTTAGCAACTAAAATAGGAGATTCAGAAGCTGGATAGTTATACTTAAACTGTTTAACTAATCTAACTACTGTTTTATAAAAATACATTACAGTAATGACGCTAGAGTCTATTCCCCCGTCCGCTACGTCTGCTGCTATAACCAGCTTTCCTGCACTTCCTTCTTCTTTATACTCTTGTAGTAACGCGGCTTCTAACCATTCATATGCTATTACTTGATTCTTGCTTCCTTTTACCCACTCCCCAAACACTCTACTCTTGACAATAGGACTATCTCTTCCGTACTTCTTAACCATACTATCAACCCATTTTTTTGTAACACGGGTTGTTTCGCTATGCTTTATCTTTTTTAAATAGTATTGTTCTTTCGTTGATTTTTTATTATGACTATCATAAAACTCCCCGCTTGTCCTAATAGGGTTACCTATCATCAACAGTATACTTCCTTCCGTCGTTAATGCTCCTTCAATAGCAGGAAACATTTCATTATCTACTCCAGATGCTTCTTCTACTAAAAATAATAAGTTCTTATCATGATAACCAGATAAATTTTCTACTCTATTCGCGGATTCAACAATGGCGCACCAATCTGGATTCTTACACCATTCAATTTTGGTAGCCTTGACCTTAATTAGTTGTTTATAAAAATCTGTTGCTCCTGATAGTATCTTTCTGAACTCCGGCCAAGTTCTAGTTGTTAAACTTTTTTCCTTTGGTCCTGTACACGGAATTCGACCTTTGCGTGTAAAGTTAAACCAGTGCATTGCTTTAGCCATTGCATGAGTTTTACCTGGACCATGGAACGCAACGCAACTAATCCTATTTTTAAGATCATGATTAAACACAGTAGGAATTCCTACTCTTGCTCTATCCAAATCAGCCATCGCATTTAATACTTCACTTTGCCAAATATCATTTGGGCAAAGAAGAACATCATCACAAAACCAATCAGGATCATATGTAGCTCTGGCAACCGCTCTTTCCATGGGGTCGTCTATAGCTGATAAGTTTAAATAACTCATTACTTCTTTTTCTTCTTTACTGTTGATTTCTTCTTAGATTTACTAGATACGTTGTCTATTACTTTCTCAAAATTTCCTACTGCATTTGCAAAGTTTGAAAAAAGATTAATTCCTTCTTCATCTGGCATGTGTAGTTCTTGGCTTTTAAGATCAGGAAGTATTTTAAGTAGCCTTCGCATGTTTAAATCAACGAGTGCATTGATTGCTTTTAACTTAACGCCTTTTTTATAAAGTTCATGCTTTTCCAACACTCTTTTCTTTTCTGTATTGTTTTTCTTTTTAGTATCTATGTCCTCTATAATACTTATTATATCTTCTGCGCATTTATCCAATTGTTTAACATACTTAGCGCCGTCCAGTTTTGTACGCAACTCTTCCTGCTTGAGATAACGATTCTCGTCCGCTCTTTGCTTTACATTGCTGCGCATACTCTTATATCCCAATGGGTTAACTACTTTATATAATGCAGTAGTATAGTATAA